GCCGGGCGCTGGCCTCGACGGACGCCGCGACGCTTTCGGTGATCGGCGGCGGCAACCCATATAGCATTTTCAAGTCAGGCTCCGCCAGCTTCACAGTCTCCCCTCCGGCCATTCCCGCCAACCACACTCCCAGCTTGACCCTGACACTCACCGGCACAGGTACGAGCTGGACGCCGGGCAGCACCGTCTCCGTCCAGAACAGCGTTACCGGTACGACAACCGTCACGAAGGGGAGTTGGACGCAAAGCAGTGGGACGGCCGCGACTCTCACGGTGACGACCGGAGCCGGCACTGGTACGTTCACGATTACCGTTGATGGGGTGGTCTCTCCGGCCCTCACGGTCGACACGGCAAGCTTCACGATCTCGCCGGCGAGTGGAGGAACGGGAACCACGCCGGCGATCACGGCGACCGGCACAAACACGCTCTGGACATTGGAAACGGCTTCAACCCTGTTCTCCGTCTCGGGCGGTACCGGGGCAAGCATCAGCTCGATCTCGGTCACGAGCAACACCGCCGCGACCTTCACCCTGACGGTCGGATCGGGCAGCGGCACGCTCACGATCACGGACTATCCGACCGGCGACACGGCGAGCTTTACCGCCGCCAATTACACCGCCTATTCGCTGGTTGGCCCGCCCAGCTACATCGCCATGGAAGGCACCTGGGTCGCCGGGACGTACAGCAGCCAGGCCGGGTACTCCTGCCAGTTGATATCATCCGCGAGCAGATCGACCGACGGCTGCATCAGCTTCCGTGCGACGATCGCGACCCTGGATCTCTACTGCATACCCAACGGCACTGTCGTACGGCTCATGATCGATGGTGTCGATCAGGGCTCGAGCATCACCCTCCCGGCATCCGGAAGCTGGGGCTGGTTGACGTGCTGGAGTGGTCTCGACGCGACGGCCGAGCATGGCTATCGCATCTACACGGGAGGGGACGAGGTCTTCTTCTACATCAACCAGATCCGCACGAGCGGCGGCACCGGGCTCAATACCACGTTGCCGATGCCGGTCCGTCCCCTGATCGCGGGCTACGGCGATTCGGTCATGCTGGGGCAGGCCGGCAACGGTAACGACGGCACGCTCGGCCACATGCACGATCTGAGCCGGATCACCGGCTACCAGGTCGCCAATTGCGCGTCCGGATCGGAGGAGGTTTCTGTCGGCGGAGAGACCGCGAGTCGAATCGCGGACGTCACCAGTCTGGCCAATCCCAAGCCTTCGCTCGTGTTCGTGCAGCATGGCCAGGTCGATGTGATCGACAGTGTGTCCACGTCCACGTTCCAAACGGCCTATTCCTCCATGATCAGCCAGATCAGGGCGGGTCTCCCGCAAGTCTTCATCGTCTGTGAGGCGTTGCACGGGTCGAGCGCCACCGACACATCGCGCGCGGCCTACAATACGGCAATCCAGGCGGCGGTAACAGCGCTCGCCGATCGCCGGATCGTTTACGACACGAGCATCATCAATAACTTCAACTGGTCCGCCTACGGTTCCGGCGGAATCCATTTCAATGCCGCCGGCAGCCTGGACGTGGCACAGATCCTCGCGGCGGCGTTCCAGAAGTTTCTGCCGGGCACACCGGCAGCCGCCGGCTTCTAGCGTAATCAAGCACCATGCCAGCACCACTGTATCTCCCCTATGAATTGAGCGCGGTCCCGTTCCTGGGACCCGGAGGGTCGGACGACGCCGATCCGTTCGGGATCGATGCCGAGCAGACCGTCTCCATGACCATCGACGCCGACCCCTTCGCCATCGACCCCGAGCAAACCACCGTCGTCGTCGTGGATAGCGATCCGTTCGGCGCCGCCCCCGAGCAGACGACTCTCATCACCACGGGACTTGATACCGGACCCTGAGCGAACGCAGGGGGCGGCAGCAAAAAAGCGAACGCAGGGATCGACAACAAAAAAGCGAACGCAGGGGGCGGCAGCAAAAACCATGTCCATTGCTCTTGAGATCGTGCAGGGGACGGCCCGCGACTTTCCGTTCCAGATCACCAATCCGGACGGCACGGCCGCGACCCAGTTCCTCAACACGGATGTGCTGACGGCCTCGGTCTGGGCAGGCGCAAACGAGGCTGCGCTCTTGACTCCGAGTACGACCTGGCTGAACTCGAACGCGCCGGCCGGGCAGATCCAGATCACATTCCAGAACAGCGACAGCGCCAGTCTGGCGATCGGCGAGTACTACCTGCAAGCCTATGCGACCCGGGCCGGCACGCCCAGCCGGACGACAGCGCTCTTGCCGCGCGGCAGCTCGCTCTCCATCCTGGCAGCGGCCGGCACGACGTTCACGGCCCGGCCGGCCTACATCACCATCGTCGACGTGCGGCGGATCGCCCCCTGGATCGACGATCTCCAGGTGCCCGACAGCAACATGGGGTTCGATGACCAGCTCGCCGACGCGCGCGACTGGCTCGACGAGATGATCTTGCGCAACTACCGCGGCGGCAACGTTTCGCTGCTGGGCTACCATGGGTTTGCCCTGGACGCCTGGTACACCGGCGGCGGCCGGCGCACCAGCCTCACGAACCGCTGGCTCTACGCGGCGCTCCAGGCCAACCAGCTCCTGGTCAAGCCGCGGGTCATCCAGGTCTGCTCGTACTACGCGCTCTCGCGGATCTGCGAGAGCATGATCACCAAGGGCGGCATGTACGCGATGCTGGCGGCGCGGTACCGGCTCGAGGCCGAGAGCCTGCTGTCGAGCACGACGGTCGAGATCGACGTCAACGGCGACGGGTTCGGTGAAGTGCCGATCAACTTCTCATCAACGAATACGTTGTGGGCTTGAATCATCATGGCCGGCGTTCGCTCCCTTGACCTGTCGACGTCTCCCCGGGCCGGCGTCTTCCGCGCGATGGAGACGATCGTGCGCCAGAACCCGGTTTTCGGCCGCATCGTGAAGCCGGGCAACTTCCGCACCTGGCAGGGTGACCCCAACGACGTCAAGCCGTTCACGGTCGCGGAAGCGCCCTGCATCCGCTGGACGCCCATGAACACGGGGGAGACGTTCCGCACGCCCGACACGATGGCGGGCGACCTGCTGATCAACTGCGAGGTGATCATCCGCGGGTCATGCTGCGACGACCTGACCAACTTCTGGTGGATGCTCACGCGGTGCTTCTATCCGGCCTCGCTCTCCACCAGGCAAGCCAACGTGCTGGCGCTCCAGAACGCCGGGGCCCGCAGCGGCCTGGTGCTCTTTTCGCAGCCGGCGTACGACCCCGATCCTGATGGTGTGTTCTTCGCCGGGCAGGGACAGCTGAAAATTGAAATCCAGAGCCAGCTCAACACATAGATGATGCAGATGGATGAAGTTATTAGTAGTTATGTACAGAACATGACAAAAGGAAGCACCGATGTCGCGTGAGTTCCTGTACCTGGTCCAGGAGTCTGCGTACAAGACTCCCGTGGCCACCCCCATCGTCTACCCCACCGCATCGGCCAATGCGTTCTACATCCGGCTCGACGGGGCCAATACCTTCACCATGCGGCCCAGGCCCGTCATGGTGGCGGTCCCCTATGGCGGCGGCGTGGCGATCGACGCCTTCCGGGTCTCCGACAAGATCGAGTGCAAGGGCCGGCTGGTCACGAAGCTCTATGCCGGGGCCCTGTCACAGTTCCTCCTGCAGTGGGGCGGGCAGCAGATCAATACCGCCCAGACCAGTCCCTGGACCACGACGGAGCCGGCGGGCGACCTAGCCAGCGTCTCCTGTTACCACGCGATCACTCGCAGCGACGGCTCGATCAAGCGGCGCGTCTATCTCGGCTGCAAGGTGGACGGGTGGGATGTCGAGGTCAGCGAGGACAGCACGATCGCGACGCTCGCGCTCGATATCTCCGGGAGCACCCCGCAGGGCAACCAGTTCGACTCATCGACCGACCCGAGCGCGACGACGTTCCCAGCGCCCACCGACCCGCAGCTGCCCACGAATCCTTATGTCTTCATCCATGCGAGCGGAGGGCTGACGATCGGCTCGGCCCGGACGCAGTTCCAGAGCTTGAAGCTGGCGAGCAAGAACGTGATCGCCCGCAGGTTCTGGGCGAACCGGTTCGTGAGCCTGATGCGCTGGGTCGGCCGATCCACGACGCTCGAGGCGGTCAACTTCTATGCCCCGACGCCCGATGACCGCACGTCGTATGAAGGGCTCACGACCGAGACGACGTCGTTGGCGCTCTCCAACGGGACGCACTCGGTCACGTTCAACATGAATACGGCCAGCGTGATTAGCCAGTTCGAAGATCAGTTGCCCTTGAACGACCTTTACACGCAGACGATGACGATCACGAACCAGTGGGATTCCACCGCCGGTTCGGACCTCGCCTTTGCATTCACCTGAGACGCAGGGTCCGCTCCGCGGACCAGCCTTGTCCGGTGGGCGTCGCTTCACTCGACCCACAATACTAAGAAATGGGACGATCCCTCAGGGAGCGGTACATTGCCTGACGAAAAGATCAGAGCAGAGCTTGACCTCCAGAACCAGCAATACTTCGCGGCGGCACAACAGGTCATTGCCATTGCCGAGGACGCCCAGCTTGCGACCTCGCTGGAGAAAGTCGCACAGAGTACTCAGGATGAAGCACAGGCCATGGAGATTGCCGCCCGAGCGGCCAGCTTGCTGGGCCGGGGCCACGCCGATCTCGGGCGCGAGTTCCCGCATGTCAGCTACGCGGTCCAGGATTTCACCAGCCTCAACGGCACCCAGGGCCTGGGCCGGAGCGGCAACGTTTCCAAGGTGCAACGGGGCGAAAGCGAAAGCGAAGGAACGGCCGCACAAGAGGCCCATGATAGGATCGATGTGGTCAAGATCCAGCGCGACGCCCAGGAGAAGTCCGACCGGGAGCCCGCGGCGAAACGGAAACGCGAGCGGGTCGAGAAGGCCCTCGATCAGCGAACCGAGCAAGACAAAGACATCCGGGACGACGACGCCAACGCCTACGTCCACGGCGTCAACGACCAGATCGCCAACGCTCGGTGGGCCGCTCAGAAGGCCAAGAACCAGGAATCGCGGCAAGCCAAGGATGAGCCCCAGGCGGACCGGGCCAATCAGAGCCTGATCAGCGAGATACTCAAGCAGCAGGACCGGGTCTTGCAGATGAGCCAGAACGGCACCGTCAACCAGATGGAGGCCCAGGCTGTCATGGCCCAGTTCTCCGCCCGGATCGACCAGCTCATCGCCAAGCAGCGCGAAACGGCGACGAAGAGCCTCCACATGGACACTCTCAACACGATACTCGGCACACAGCAGGACTTCGCCGCCGAGCTCCAGCAGGCCCGTCAGTACAACGCCCAGGCCCGCAAGATCAACTCGAACAACAGGACCTTCCAGAACACCGGCGGCGGTTGACGGGCCGATGCCCCGTACTGGCATGTCGTGCCCCTACCTTCTAAACATATGTCTGACCGGGTACACTCGGTCAACATTTGTCTAGGAGGTCTCGTCTATGGGCGTGTTCGCAAGCCAAGTCTCAATCTCGATCCCTGGCTCTCCCACCGCCCCGACGGGGCATAACAACTCAGCACGGGGCAACGCCCCGTCCGGGAACATGGCCAACACTGATTACTTAACCGTCGCCGGCAGCCAGATCAACCTCGTGACATACGAGGCCACGATTGACCGCTGCACGCCTTACGTCCGGGGCGGCATCCCCGAGCTGAATTTCTCGCGCATCCTGGGCAAGCTCACCGCGCTGCCGGACCCGTGGAGCGGCCAGAGCGTCTCGTGGTCGAACGGCTCGAGCTACCCCGGGACGACCTACTTCGCCGGGGATGTCGTCGGCTATACCGACCGCTACGAGCCCGAGGTCGGCTGGGTCCGCGAGTACCGCGCTTTGGGTCTGAGGAATCGGGCCGATTCTGTTCCGGTCACCGACAGCAACACGCTCTCCGACACCGCCAGCTACAACTTGCCGTTCGATGATATCTATGCCATCCCGGCCCGCGAGGGACGCACTGTCGGCCAGTGCATCCTCGACCTGCTCAGCATGAGCGAAAACGTCGCCGCGCTGGCAAGCTACGGGATTGGCAACTTCACCTCGAGTGGCTCCGGGGGCGCGGGCACGGCCGTACTCACGGGCACGACGGTTTCCTCGGTCACGGTCGCGGAGAGCGGCTCGGGCTATACCGTGGCCCCCACCGTGGTCTTGGCCGGCGGCGGGGGAACGGGAGCGAGCTACACGGCCACGGTCTCCGGCGGCGCCATCACCGGCTTCACCCAGACGAGCGCGGGCACGGGCTACACCAGCGCCCCGACCGTCATCATCTCGACCCTGCCCTCGATCACGGTGACGGACCTCGCGGCGCTCACGATCATCCCGCCCTTCAGGGTCACGTTCGCGGGCGAGCGGGTCATCCAGTCGATCGAGTCGAGCTTGCAGTCGACCTACCCGACCTACTGGGTGCACATCGACACCAGCGGCAACATCCGGTTTTTGAACACCTTGAGCTTCACATCGAATACCATCACGCTGGGCGGCTCGGACGTCCGCTGGCTCATGCCCAGCCTGCACCGGGACCTCTCCGACTGTTACAGCCAGCTCATCGTCCGCGGCGATCTCTGCGTCTCCGGGGTCACGCTGGCCGTGAAGCCGTGGCCCGGCTCGGCGAACACCGACGGTGGGCTCCAGGAGGACTTCACGTTCGGCTCGTACACCACGAACGCGGCGGCGATCGCGGCGTGGAACCCGAATGATTACCAGCAGCTCTCGCTCCAGACGGGGCAGGACCAGGGGAGATGTACTTGCTCGAGCACGACCGCCGTCGTCATCACCTCGCAGAACACCAGCCTCACCCTCACCGCGGATCAGCTCGATCAGACCTCGACCGGCCAGCACGCAATCCTGACCGTCTACTGCGACACGATCGCGAATCTTCAGCAGATGTTCTCCGCCCGGGTGATCGCCAATACCGCGATGACGGCGGGCGGGACGAGCACGCTCACCCTCGATCGAGCCTTGCCGTCGACCGCCTACAACGCCTATCGCCTGTACGCGCTGTCCTCGCTTGGGAACGTCGTCTGGCGGCGGTACAAGGTCACCAACTCGTACATTGCGGCCCAGATGCAGCAGTTCTTCCCGTACCCGTTCGCGTTCCGGAACTCGGACGGCACCGCCGCGGCCCTGACCACATCGCCGGTGTGCTCGGTCTACTGGAGTTCCTCGGGATCGCCTCCGTACAACCAGTCGTCGATCGGCGTCCAGATCGATCCGGTCTCGGGCACGATCACGACCGTCTCGCCCACCAGCCTCGTCTACGGCGGCGGGGTCGTGACGCCCCCGACCGACGTCCAGGTTTTCCTGCCGGTGGCGAATGGGAGTCTCCAGGTCCAAAGCCCGTCAGCCGGCGGCTACGCGGGCACTCTCTACACGGTGGAAGGCGTCCAGCGCACCAAGACCGTGACGGTGCGCGAGTGGCGCGATTATAGCCTGAGCGCGAACATGCAGGCGTACTCCGATCAGCTCTTCAGCGCACTCTGCAACGTCGTCGTCGAGGGCACGATCGGCTACCTGGGGTTGGCCACGACGTATCTAGCACCCGGCCAGGCGGTCTCGATCACGGGCAGCTCCTACACGACCGGCTATGAAAGCGTGGCCCTGCCGGTCGCCTCGATCGAGATCCAGTTCAATCCGGGGCCTGGGGGCACGTCCTACGTCAGCACGCTCCATTTGTCGAATCGGCAAGCCCGCTACACCGGCGACGTCTTCATTCGCTCCGCAGTCACCGGCCAGCAGATCGGCGGTCAAGGTTGGGCCGCCAATGCGTATTCGGGGCTCTCGCACTACCTCCAGTCCGGGCTCGGCGGGGGGTTCGCCAGCGAAGTCACCGGTGCGGTCTGCGACTTCGGATCTCAGAGTGCCGAGGCCGTTGGCGGGTTCGGCGGCGACACGGCGGGCGCGGTTGGCGGGTTCGGCCAGGAGGGCGCCGGGTCCTTCGCCGGCATGCTGGGCGACGTCAACCCGGACCTCGCCGACGCGACGGCCACGGCCGCGGCGAACAACCAGCTCGGCACGATGGAACTGCGTCAGAAGCTGGTTGCTGGTTCTTAGCGGACAGGGCCGACCCCGCAAGCGGGGTTTCCCCCGCCTGTGCTGACCTGTTTTCGCCCTTTCAGGGCACTCGATTTGCCCCGAAGGGGCATAACATCTTAGCACGGGGCAACGCCCCGTCCGGGGAGACTCTTGAACGCTACCTTGAACCGCCTCGGACAGCTCGAGGCCCGCTTCGAGCGGATGCGCCTCGATCTCCAGGACTGTCAGCGCAAGCTCACCCAGGCGCTGCAGCAGATCCGCGACGGGCAGGCGAAGTATACCCCGTCTGGCGGCTCGGGGGCCTGCACCGTCTACCAGGTCTCCGGCGGCCTCGTCATCCCGGCGGGAGGGTCAGCCACGGCCAACGTCTACGCGCTCTCCGGAGGAACCAGCACGCTGGTTGCCACGAGCGCGACCGTCTACAATACATACGCCGTCGCCACCACGTCCGGCAAGCCCCTCACAGTCGGGGCCAACGGCGACGGCTCATTCACCGTAATCGGGCAGAGCTGCTGATGAGCTGTCTCTCGGCTTTCGACGTTGGCGGGTGCGGCTGCTCCGGCGTGGGCGGTTCCGTCGATTGCGTCACCTGCGGGGCCTTCGGCATCCCCGCTACGCTTTCGATCACGGACGCGCTGGGCACTTACACCGCGACCTGGACATCCTCGCTCGCGCTCTGGGTCACGCCCCAGCTTTGCTCGCCGCCGTCAACGTCTCCGACCGCGAAATGCACATCGGGAACGGGGGCTTGCAACGTTAGCACCCAAGCGGCCGGCGCCCTCTACATTTACTCGATCGGATGCACTAGCTCGGGCCACATGTCGCTGACTCGTTACTGGTACGAATTGAGGTGCGTTTCGCCGCTCTACCAGTACTCGCCCTGCTCTTGCTCTCCCGGTGGACCGCAAGCTTACTCGTCATCGGGGTCGGTGGCCGTGACCTGTGGCTCGATCTCCTGGTCCGGAACGCTTGCCAAGGTATCGGGCAACCTGGCTGACCCCGTGGGCGGCACCACGAGCTTCAGCCAATGACGCCCGAGTTGCGAGCCAGGCTCCACGAGTGGTTATGCTCCGGTGATCCGGTCAAGCGCGCTCATGCGGCCTGGCGGCTGAACCAGCCAGATACGCTGATGCCAACGGCCCCTGATCCCCCACTCATCCCCTTGACCGAATCCCTCGAGCTGCTCCGCCTGGTGAAGCTCTGCCGGTACCGCTCTACCACTGGCTGTGGTTGTTCCGGCGCCCGCTGCGGACTCCGGTCCGCGATCGTCTCCCACCGCGATTGTCTGGACTGCGTGCGGTCCTACGGCGCGGCTTGAGGCGTGATCTCGTCCAGCCCAGCACCGTCGTATCCGCCGCGCCACCGTCCGCTGTCCACGTCCGCGGGGTCGGGGTCGCAAGCCGTAGAGCCATTTGGTGGGCTAAGAGTCTGTCCCATAAGGGGAACAGAAGGGGTTCGAGCGACGTAGAAATGGGATGAGAACGCACCATTATCCCAGCGACATCACCGACGCACAGTGGGCCCTGATCTAGCCGCACACCCCGCCGGTCTACCCTGGCGGACGGCCCCGCCAGACCGACGTACGGGACGTCCTCGACGCCATCCTCTACATCCTCCGCACCGGCTGCCAGTGGCGCTACCTGCCCGGCGACTTCCCGCCCAAGAGCACCACCTGGCGCTACTTCGACGCCTGGCGCCGCGACGGGACCTTGGACCGGATCCACGACGCCTTGCGCCGTAAGGT